TAAGGAAGAAGCGATGCATCCAAAAAGGACACAAGACTATAAGGACCTAATTAAGGGTTTCAAGGGTTTTGTACCGATGTACTTTGCCAACCAAGATTTGGTTGGTTCAAGTTCGCGAGGATTTGGATATAAACCATCAATTGATCGTTTAATAGGTAGCCCTGACTTGAATGACTATGTCAACCAAACAAGGACCGGACCTAACACAAAATTCCTCCGAAGACGTAAAGGTGAAAAGCTTGGTAATATAGATACAATTGTACTAGATTGCCATGCCCTAAACCAGGATAAGAACTTGCTTAACATTGTTAAGGAAGGTTATTCATGTTTAGGAATCGACTGGTCATTCTTTGATGATTATCTAAAGATTGATCCTAAAATTTACATGGACGACAATTACTCAATAGAGGATCTGTCGAATTACGATGTTATCGTAGTCCCTGATAAATATGCAAAGCAAAGAAAGGTTTTTAGAGGAAACTCTATAATCCAGAATTTGCTTGCAAAGGTTAGAAACTACGTTAGACTCACGCATAAACGTATGCCACACACTAGTTTTTATAATCAACCAGTTGGTAGAAGTATAGTAAAACAATGGACCGAGGGTTTTCCTTATTCCGCAGATGCTTCTAATTTCACTACGCGCTTTCCGATAGAAGTACAGCAACCTGTACTCGACTACCTTCTTCACGATGTGAAGGAAACAAACGAAATATCGGGCAAACAAAGGACATTTTCATGGATTATACACATTCTACTCAAAGGGTCGAAGTTTAAAACACCTGATGGTGGTTATACGACTTTAGGCGCGGGTACAGGGATGGGTCTTTTCCTTTCAGCCGAATTAGCTGACATGACACATAACATTTTATGTGCTTATTTAACATACAAGGCCACTAAGGGAAACAATCGTTTTCCAGTGGATACTTCTGTTTACATTGTAAACATCGACGATGTTTGTTTTGAAGACAGTAACAGCACCGCAGCATTGTCTTACCCATCAATGATGGAGACGCTGGGGGTCAAGATAAACCCTAACAAGGGTTATAAATCTGACGTATTGACAAACTATAGAGTTTCAGAATATCTAAAGTCTATAGTTGTCGACGGTGAGTATGTGTCACCTCATTCTCTCAAACTTTTCTCAGCTGTTGCCAGATCACCGTCTAACATAATTATGTTAGATGACCTTCTCAACGAATGCGAGATTAGTGACGAGGGTTTACAAAGTATTTTAAAATCATTTTACAATTGTAAGATAATTAGAAAAGGAATTTATAAAGATAAATTCTTATGGGAGGTATGCATGTTGCATTTAACCTTGTACCGTACTTTGAAACATAAAGCCTCTGAAGGTTACTTATCGGAAGAAACCGAAATTTTCGGCAAATCCCACAGTAATCTTAACCTATTTCGTCAGTTCCTAGAACTGATAAGGTTGGATCTAGTTGATTCTATATTGACAAAATTCCCAGGCTTTGAAGATCATGAAATTGATGCTGCTTCTACAGACGTAGAATTTCTACGTAAAGTTGCGGAAGTTTCCAAAATTGAAGAACGATTGTTCGTCATACCCGG